CCACCCATCTCGGCGACCACTTGCCGCCGGGATTTGAGACCTGACTCGATGCTGGTGATGTTGGCTTGAACGTCTTTGAGCGGATCGACCCATTGCCAGCGTCGTCCGCGGAACTCTGCCGCGTTGAACTTGTCCATCTTCTCGGCGGGTAGCTTGAGCGCATCGGTCAAGAGTGCTTGCTCGAGCCACGCGAAAAAGACCGGGCGACAAAGATGATCGATAATAAAATTCTGGTGCGTCTTGTATTCTTCGCGTTCGTCCAAGAGACCGGCGCGGATCGACGAGTAGTTGACATTTTCCAGATCGTTCGCTAATGTGTTATAGCTCACTCCGAGACCCGAGGCGACACCACGCAAGACTGCTTTGTTAAAGTCGCCAAACGCGCCGTTCGGATGTTGGAAGTCGACCGCTTTGAAATCCATTCCCATCGGCAAACGCTCGAACGATCCCGGTTCAGCCTCGTAAACAAGATTGCCGTCGGCGTCTTCGCTCGAGACATATCCGTCGGGACTGGTCTCCGTGTAAAATCCCATCTTGCTCGCGGAGACTCTTGCCGCCACAAGTTCCGCTTCGCGGTATCCCTCAAGCATTCGCAAGCCGGTGATCGAGCTTGCAAGCCAAGGCACGCCTTGAGTTTGACCGGGTCGATCTTTGACGAACAAGTGCAAGACCTCACTTGCCGGGATGCGCTCGCGCTTGTTTGCGGAGTAGCCCAAGACATGAGTGTCGCCGGGATGCCGTTGCAGAACATGGTAAGCAACCGGCTTGCCGAATTTGTCCGTCTCGACGCCAAACCGAATTTGACCGTCGGCGGTCTTGTCATTGTAATCGTGATCGAGATGATCCGCCTCGATGATTTGCAACGCGAGCTTGTACGGGTTCGCGTAACCGCGGACGAACCGAATCAAGACCGATCCGTCTCGAGCCATTGATCGGAGTGCCAGACGTTGCACGTCAATCCAAGTTGTGCATCCGTCGACGCAACAACTTTCTTTGCTGCCCCAATCACCAAACGCGCCCTCGATCTTTTTGTTCGCTTGCTGGTCGAGATTGCCCGAGAAATCGCGGGACTTCATTTGTAACTTGATCCCGGTCGAGCCAAGCACGTTGTTCTCTAACGCCTTGAAATAGCGGCGAGCGTAGTCGTTGTTCCGCTCGAGTTCTCGGGCGCGCGCTCGGAGAGTCTTGAGGTCGCCTTTGATCTCGGCGTCGCCGCTTGATATTACGGTCGCCCAATCGTTTGTGAGTCGGTTGATTTTTGCCGCCGCAAAATTGCGCTTGGCGGTCTTGGGCTGAAAACCGAAACGGTCGGCGAGCCGGGTGAAAAAGTTCATCATTGAAATCTAGTCAAGATGCGACGACCGGAGGCGCGTCCGACCTTGAGTCGCTCGACCGCTTTCTCCCGCTCGACCTCGATGCGGTAGCGAGAGCGCAAGACAAGCAACTGCTCGTGTGGGTAGCTCGAAAGCGAGTTGCCCTCGACCGAGAACGACAAGACCTCTTTGGTCGCGCGGGACTCGAGAACTGCCTCGATCGAATCGAGAACTTTCTCGGCGTGGGTTCGCGGATCGTAACTAGACGCCGCGGTCGCCGGGTTCGTCTCGATCTCGAGAACTCCGTTGAAGACCTCGAAACGCTCGGTCGACTTTGTGACGTATCCGCGAAAATCCCAAGTGCCGGGTGTATATGCGGCGGTCGTCGCCGCGGCAACCGTCACGAGATGCGCGTCGTCGCTCGCGCTTGATGTTATCGTGATTGCGCTCGAGCCGGACTTTCGGAGGTAGTAGGTCAGCGACCATGAGTCGCTTGCCAGATAATCCGACAGACTCCGCTCCCACTTCCAAGTGTCACCAGCAACGAGGCATTCCGGTTCTTTCGTCGGTATAGCCGCCGCCATTTAACTTTGCGGCAATGGTAGCGGGAAAACTCAACGCCAACTTTGGGCAAATCCGCCGCCTTGACGTCTCGGTCTATTTTTGACGGGTTGCTTTTTAGGTTTGGCGGGTTGCAGTAGATACTCACGCGAGTCCGGTTTCGGCTTTGCCTCGGTCTGCTTTTCAACGCTGCCCCGCTCCCGATTGAGGTTGAGCCGCATCGATTCAATCGCGGCGATGTTGTATGCCCACAAATCGATTGCCTCGTTGCGCTCGGCGACTTTCTTCCACTCGAAGACGGGAAAACCGCGGACGTACTTGGTGCGCTTTTCTTCCGCTCGGAACTGCGCGAAGTAAGCCTCGTCGAATCCGCGCCCCTCGGGGAAGTGAACGTAACGCGGCCCGACGTCGGTCTGCTTGAGTCGACCGAAAAGTATGTCTTTCGCGACGTTGCCTCCGATCCCGATGATGCCGACCCCATGACCTTTGACTCTGCGCGGAGGTTTCCACAATGGCGCGCTCTGATCGCTCGAGCCTTTGATTGCCAACACTCCCCGAGCTTGGCGATCGCGGACAAACCGATAAACCGACTGCTCGAGAAAACCGGAATCGATGAACGCTCGCTTGATCTTGAGAACCGCGCCGCTCTCGTGATCGAACGACTTCGTCAATATCTCGTCGAGTGCTTTCCAAGTGTCGGGAGACTCCGGCGATCCGAATATCTTGAACAGATCGATCGCCCACGCCTCGTCACTCTCTCCCCATCCGACGACCTGACACTCGAGACGGTCGCCTTGGACATCGACCGCGGCGGTCAATGCGATCACTCCGTCGGGACACTCTGCCGGGTACGGTTCGAGGCGGCTCATCAATGGTGCGATCTCGATCCGCTCGGTCTCTTCTTCCCAAGTTTCGGACAAGAAAGTATTCGTCCAACTCTTGAGCATCTCAACGCCTCCGCGCTTTGCATCAAGAAACTCAACCGCGAATTGATGCAGTCGCCCGCCGAATCCGCGCTTGGCCGGAAACATCGTGTTGAGTCCGCTCAACCAGTAGCCTCGAACTCCGGTGAACGGTGCGGTCGCTCTCCACTCGCCAGATCGCACCATCGCGATCCGACCGGCGTCATCGAGTAGCTCGGCGCATTGTTCGCATTCGTATCGGGCAGTCTCGGGTTGATCTTTCTCCCACTTGACTTGACCCCATGTCAAAACTTGAAAGTGACCGCAACTCGGACATGGGCAAAACCATTGACGTTTGTCGCTTCGCTCGAGCCACGCCTCGATCCGACTCACGCCTCGGAGAGTTGGCGTCGATGACAAGACTTGAATCGAATTTTTGTAATTGTCCGACCGCCGAAACGCCAAAGAGATCGGGTCGCCCTCGCTGCCCGCTTCGTATGCGTCGATCTCATCGCAGAGAACAACGCGCGCTTGAATCTGACGAAACCCGGTCGGGGAGTTCGAGCCGATGCCGCTGATCTTTCCGCCGGGAAATTGCTTCGCCAAGATAGTGTTGTTCGCGTCTCTCGATCGTGGCTCGGCGATCTTGCCGTGCAACTTGGGAGTCGCCTTGACCATCGGCGTGAAAAACTCTTTCGACCACTTCTTCGCCGAGTCGAGAGTCGGATACACGACCAAGATGCCAGACGGGTCGACGTCGATTATGTAGCCTTGCAAGTTGTTGATGAGTTCCGTCTTGCCCAAGCGACTCGCCCAACACAAGACGGTTGTCTGAACCTCCGAGTCGGTGAACGACTCTTGTGGCTCGATCTGATACGGAGCGGTCAAAGTCTTGTATCGACCCGGCTTTGCGGTGACGTCTTTGCCGAGCCGACGATATGCCTCCGCCCATTGCCAGACATTCAAGTCGGGCGGCGGATCAAGCAGAGTCAGCGTCGACTTGACCATCGTCGACGCTTTGTTTTCCGGTCTCAAAATACTCATCAATCTCGACTTGCTGTAAATCTTCCAACATCTCGCGACGCTCGGTCTCATCAAGCGACTCGGCGTGCATGACTTTCTGGCGGAGCGCAACGATCACTTGTTCCCATACCCGCAAGACGGTCGCGACCTCAATGGCTTCGCGCGATAGCATCGCCGCCTTGATCTCGGCGAGGTCGGCGTCCGCTGCCATCTTCCGCGCTCGGGATTCCTCGAACGGTTGCGCCGACTTGTTGCCGTCGATCAACGCGCGAACGACGTCCGCCATGCGATAGAATTTCGACCGCTTGGTTTCGCGGCATGGCTTGACGTCTTCGATCTTCTTCGACAGACCACGGTGATCCATGCGGAGTTCGACGGACAAGCCCGAGAGCGTCCACTCTTTTGCGTCTACTGCCATCGCTCGAGTCGGTGAACCAAATTGCGGTCCCTAGAAAAGTAACGGAGACACGCTACC